CGGAGTTTATCCAGCTGCGCCTGCAGATGGTCTATTTCGCGCTCCCGGTTGCTCAGCTTTTCCTGCAGGGCGTGGATCAGCGCTTCCTGTTCGGCCAGGCGCTGTTTCAGCAGGAAGATGTCGTCAGAAGAGATGTCGTTCATAAGCCCGTATTTTACCGGGCTTATTCTGTGACAACCAGGATAAAGAGATTTACAGCATGGTCAGGGAGGTCAGCAGCCGCTTAGGCTGTCGCCAGTCGATACCTTCCAGCAGCATCGCCAGCTGCGCCTGCGTAAGGAACACTTTGCCATCACGGGCTGACGGCCAGGCGAAGCGCCCACGCTCCAGCCGTTTGGTCAGGAGGCACAGCCCGTCACCGGTGGACCACAGCAGTTTAACCTGACTGCCGCTGCGGCCCCGGAAAATGAAAACATGGCCGGACATGGGATCGTCTTTCAGCGCCGTCTGTACTTTCGCAGCCAGGCCGTTGAAGCCATTTCTCATATCGGTGATACCGGCAACCAGCCAAATTTTGGTCCCGGAAGGTAACGGGATCATCGCTTCAGTTCCTGTATCAGCAGAGTCAGGAGCTTTTCGCTGACATTGCCATTGAAGCGGAGCGTCCCGTGCCGGAACGTTACCTCACAGCTGATACTGAGGGTTTCCGGGTCCTCTGCGAGCGATTCTGGCTGTTCGGCAGCTGCATCGAGAGTCACAGGAAGTAGCTGGGGGCTCTCTGAAGAAGGTAATAGCAGCTTTCCCTCGCGCCATTGTTGTCGCCATTTGAACAACAGATTGGCGTTAATGCCATTTTCAAGAGCAAGTTTTGAGATGGATATCCCGGGTTCACAGGAGGCAGCAACGAGCTGCTGTTTAAATTCGGGAGGATAATTAGGGCAGCCTTTTCGCCTGCCGGGAGTCACATTTTTCTGCATATCTGACACTTTGGTTCCCACTACTTATTTGGTGGACACCACTTTGTCTAATTCGTCAGATTCTGACCAGACGGTTCAGGCTGTACGCTTACCAGACACCTTCTTATATTCTGGATGTCTGCGGCGTTTTTTTACAAATTACTGACAGCCAATACTCTCTCAGAGAAAAATATTTTAACTATCTTTTATAATGAAGTTTCCCTTGATAGGATCATAAACACATTTATCAGGACTTATAATCATTGATGCCGTTATTGGTTCTCGGGTCAGTGGATGATATGAGCCTTCACTAGCTAAACGAGAAAATGCATCAAAATCAAATAAGCAGCATACTGCCGAACTATCTGAATTTTTGACAAACACTCCTTCTTCGGGTCTCTCTAGTGTAATTGGACACTGAATAGACTCTGGCGGGCACTGGAAATTTCCTGAACTAACAGGAAACTTACATTGAGATATTTTGTCCTGAATACTCTCTTGCGATTGTGCTTCACCTGAGTCCGAAAGCATACTGAGCATCCTATCGCGAAGAGCTTCAGGGCCGTTATTAAACCCATAAAGGAATAACTCAGTAAGCAATCCCCCACTACTGCCGCTGGATAGAAAACGCCCATCGGTTTCATTAAATACAATGCTGACAGTCTCATTACCTAATGTAAACTCCCCTCGACCGCTAGATGCTACTTGAGCTCGAAGGACATTCAATCCATTAAAAATGAGCTTGATCTAATCTCCGAATTTAACGGCATTATAAAACTCCCTATTTTAATTTAAACTCCAGACTTAAATAGCTTTAACAAACAGCCCCCATACATGACAACAAAAACCGGAGCCGGACTCCGGTTTTGTGAAGCTGTCGGGTTACTTCATCCCGCCAATATTTTCCCACCTCCCGTCAGCACGCAGGATTTGCAGCGGTCTTACCACGCACTGTATCTGCTTTTTATCCGCATCCAGTATCACCACCTGTGTGATTACCCTGTCCTGCTCCGGAATAATGCCATTCTCATCTGACTCCAGGATGTCTGCCGGCCCCAGTCGCAGTTGTACTGTAAGCGACTGCCCGTGTTCACAGTCATCATGCTTTCCGCAACCACACAGACGCTCCATAAGCTTTCTCAAAATATTCATGTCATTCTCCTGTTCTGCCTGTATCACTGCCCACTTCATCCAGTCCCTTAACATCCTGCCACGGCCCGTCGCCAAACCTGACCTGCAAATGCTGAAAAAAACCCTGAACCCGTGTGGCATCTTTGGGGTCAAGAAAGGTCAGTCCGGTGATGAGCGCACCATCTGTATCCGGGAACCAGCCATGGCTGTTTGTCTCAATAATGCTCGCCGGCCCCAGACGAAAACGGATTTGTGTCTCCCCCGGGTCGCCCTTCGGTCCCTGAGGTCCGGTTGCCCCCACCGGGCCAGCCGCACCTGTTTCTCCTTTCGGTCCCTGTGGGCCAGCCGGGCCTGCCGCACCGGTATCTCCCTTTGGACCCTGTGGACCTGCATTTCCCGTCAGACCGGTCTCTCCCCGCTCTCCCCTGTCGCCTTTCGGCCCCTGCGGACCTGCCGGACCTGTATCTCCTCCCGGTCCCCGTTCGCCGGTTGCCCCGACAGGGCCGGTGTCACCACGCTCTCCCTTATCCCCCTTCGGCCCCTGAGGACCCGCGGGCCCCGGTTCTCCCTTTGGTCCGGGTGGCCCCACCACGGTGGGGATTCGGTTTACGGCCTCTTCCGCCGCTATCCTGCTTTGTTCCGCTGACTGTGCGCTTTCTGCTGACTCCCGGGCTTTTTCTGTTGCGGTCGTTGCATCCCTGGCTGCATTACCGGCTGCACTTTCTGCCGTCTTTCTTGACAATTCAGCTTCTGCTGCACTTTGTGATGACTCACTGGCTTTTTGAGCGGCCGCAGAAGCCGAGGACGAGGACGCATCCTCTGACTGCTTTGCTGAGGCTGCACTTTCTGCCGCCTGCCGGGCTGACTCCGATGCCTCCCCTGCTGAAGTGTCAGCATTTGCAGCGCTCTCTTCTGCCTGACTGGCTGATATGCCGGCATTCCTCGCTGACGTCTCCGCCTCTCCGGCATTCTTCTTCGCCTCCTCAGCGTGACGCGCCACCTCTTCCACCATCAGTTCAAAACGTCGCAATGCCTCCGGACGGGCATCATCCTCCGTCATGGCACCGAGAAAATCATTCAGCGTACCGGGTTGAGAATCTTCATACACGGTGATGGTCCCGGCATGTGACGGCGGGAATCCCTCCACCAACAGAATAACGCTGTACTGACCGTACTCAACGTCCATGCTGTAACGCCCGGCTTCATCCGGATTTTCTGAGGCCACCGTGTTCACCACCACCGTGGTGCTGTTACGTTTTGCTTTCAGCTGGATTGTGCAGTTCTGTACCGGTTTTCCTGTGCCGTCTTTCAGTACACCTGAAATCTTTACTGCCATATTCACCCCACAAAAAAGCCCGCCTGAACCGGCGGGCTGTCATAACACTGTGTTACCTGGCTAATCAGAACTTATAACCGACACCCACGATGAAACCGTCAGTGCGCCAGTCGCCACTGCCGGAGCCTTCATAAGCAAGGTCAATAACCACCGTCTCTACGGGACTGAACTGAATCCCGGCATTCCAGGCCGGCGACAGATGACGCGCAGTATGACCATCACTGGCGGTGGTGGTCTCCTTCACATACCCCGGTTTCACTTCATCACGCCGGTAATCCTGAACACTGTCAGACCAGCGGGTGTACGCCATCCCGGCCATGCCATAGAGACTGACCCGCTCACTGAGCTGCCAGACAGGGCCGGCCATCAGACTGACATAACGACCGCGCAGGCTTTCATAATGGAAGGTATTTTCACCCGTCTTCATCGTGTCACTTTTCTTCACCGATGCATAACTCAGCGCGACAATGCCGCCCAGGTGATCCGTGAACTCATAACGGTATTTCACATTAATCCCTTTTAAATCACCTGCACGCGCACCGGTACCGGACAATGCCGGTACGCCGCCCGGGTGAACCTGAGCATATCCCACGGAAAATGCACCGTGTCCGCTTTCAGCCTGTGCAGGAAAGGCAATTCCTGCCAGCAGGGTAGTAAACAATAATATCGTTGCGTATAAATGCCGCATGATTACCTCTTTGTTTTCAGTCAATAAAAAAGGCACCTCCTGAGGTGCCCGTCCGGGTTAATAAACCGTCAGCTGATACTGATCCCTGCCGTGGATTTTTTCATGACCACAACCAGTAAATCACTGATGTACGTTGTCGGCGTCCAGTTGTTCGCACCGGCCGACGACACATTAAACGTCAGGGTGACATGACCCCGCCCTGCCGGCATATCTATCACCGATGAGAACACCCGGCTGACATCCGTTGCCGGTTCATGGAAAATCTCAACCCCGTTCTTCAGCACCTGCAGCTTACAGGTGGAATACCAGTACGACTGCTGATTCGGGCTGTTGAAATTCTGGTGTTTCGTCCCGCGAAACAGCACCGGGGGAATGATGATCTGCCGGTCGAAGCCCTGGTCATCGTAAACTGTGACGGTTACCGTCCCGCTGGCATAACTGTTATTCCGGGGAAAGGCTTTCCCCACCGTCTTCACCAGGTCGCCTTCAATCTGGTTTGCAGACAGTTTCCCTCTGATGACACAGTTCTCGTTAATGGTGACATTATTGAGCGTGCCGGTATTCGCGGTAATTGCTCCGCTGATATCCGCGTTCCTGGCTGTCAGCTTCCCTTCCGGCGTCAGGGAAAACGTCGGGGGGTTGCCGGATGACGTGATACTCACCGCAAACAGTCGTTTCAGGAACACGTCGTTCATGAACAGCTGATTCCCCTGCGCCACAAATAACGGCGTGCTGTTGCCGCTCTCCGGATTTATCATCGCGATACGGTCAGCCAGCAGCAGTATGTTGCTCAGTGGCTGGCCATCAGTATCCTCAATCCCTGCACCAATCCCGGCCACATAGGGAATGCCATTTTTTGTTTTCTGTACCTTCAGCATGTAAAGTGCAGCAAGGTCATCATTTGTGTCCTTCTGCACGCGCTGTATCTGCTGTATGGTGGCGCTCTGGAAGTACAGGTTATGCCGGCAGGCT